GTCAACAGACAAAAGCCAACAAAGATTCATGTACCCCCCATCGACTGCTCGAAGCCCATCCATTGCCCCAGGAATGTAAAGATCATCGCATCGGTGGGCCCCTGCCTCTGCTTGGCCACGCGCAACCACTTCTGCATCGCACTTGCTTGGCCGACAGCGTCCTCGATCTTCGCATTCCACAGGAACATCACGGCATCCGCATCCTGTTCGATTTGCCCCGAGTCGCGCAAGTGTTCGAGTCGCGGCTCCTCATTGGCAGCGCCGCGCGTCAACTGCGCACACGCCAGCAGGGTCCCTCCACTCACCTTGCCCAACACCTTGGCTGCGCGTTTGGTATGCCGCGAGACGGTCGAAATACGCTCGTAGGCAATGTGTCCCGGTGCTTCAAGCAATTGCAAGTAATCCACCAACACGAGCTTCACCTGATGGCGGTTCGCCATGCGTCGCGTCAGCCGGACCAGCTCCAAGCTCGACAGCCGCGATGGCTCCGAGATCCAGACTGGCCAATCGTTCACCATTCCAATGGCCTCGACAATGCGCCGACTGTCTTCCGCCCCGGCATACCCACTGCGCAGCTTGTGCAAATCCACACGCCCGACGAGGCATAGCAGCCGCAAGACGATCTGGAGCCGGGTCATTTCCAGACTCACCACCCACGACGCACCGCCAGCCTCCGCTTCCCGGCGCACAAACTCCAACCCCAGCGCCGTCTTGCCCACGCTCGGACGCGCCGCCAAGATCACAAACTCGGCTTCCTGTTTTCCGGCCGTAATGTCATCCAGTTTCGCGTAGCCCCAGCTTCGCCCGATGATCACCCCTTGGCCTGCAAAGATTCGCTCCAAGATGGGCATCGCTTCTTTGATCGCCGCATCCAGTTTGACGGGACCAGCATCCGATGCTTCATCCGCCTCGGCCATCAGCTCGAGACTCGACTCCGCTGCCTCCAACACCTCCCGCGGCGCTAGTTCCGCTTCCAGCGCCTGCTGTGTCAACGCTTGACCCAAGTGCGCCAGGTCCCGCAGCCGCGCCTTTTCCTTAATCAGTCGGACATACGCTCCGATGTTCAGGAGCCGCGGCATTCCATCGGTCAAACTGGCGATGTACGCTTTCCCGCCACACGCTTCCAGCTCTCCGCGCCGGCCGAGCTCATCACTCAGCAGGAACTCATCGACTGCCTGCCCGTCAAAGATCAATTCCTGCAGGGTCCGAAAGGCTCTGCGGTGCTGGTCCAAAAAGAATTCGCCCGCCTTCAGACCCGCGTCCAAGCAGGTATCCAGCTGCGCAGGATTCACGATCACCGCCCCAAGCACCGCGCGCTCCGCCTCCTGGTTCCACGGCAGCGGCTTTGGCTCGCTCATGCTTTGCCCTCAAACTCAAAGACCTTTTGCGAAACTCTTTTTGCTGCAATTTCGCAATATTTTTCCTCGATTTCAATGCCGATACCTGGCAGTCCATTCACTTTTGTTGCGACAAGCGTTGTGCCGCTGCCACTAAAGGGGTCGAGCACTGTGCCCTCAGCCCATTTGGAAACAAGCCATCGAAGATGCTGAAGGCGACGTGGGGTTGGATGCTCTCCTACGCATAGCTTCCCGTACTTCTTCTGTTTTGTGACCATTGTCCTTCGAGCATCGGCCCGAGTGCTGCAATATTCTCCCGAAATAACGCGCCGTCCAGGCCGTGACTTCGGCCACTCGCCAAACACATAGGCCACATCCGCGCCATAAAGCACGCGGCCCTTTCGCGTAGGACAGGCGTAGCGTAGCCAGCAAAGCCGCAAGAACGGGAAGAACTCTGGTACGGCATTGAGGAAGCGCGGATCAGAATCACACCCGAGGTGAATAATAAGGCGATTGGTTCGCGGCAGCGCGTGACACATCTCGTTCAGCAGCGGCCCGGGCCGCTCCATACCAATCAGGTTAGCAGAAGTGTTGGGCCACACAGGGTCAGTCAACACTGTGTCCACAGCTTGAAGGCCTGGCAGTATCTCCCTGCAATCTCCGTGGTAAATCGTAATCCCGTCCTCTTCGTAATAAGGTTTCAACTTGAAGACTGAATGCGCTGCACACGCGCAGCCGTGAAAGGGTCGATTTTCCGATGACGTTCCAGACGCTGCTCGAAGCTCCCCGCAGCTTTCTGCTCCGCCTGTTGCCCGCGGATTTCGCTGACGCATTCGCGGCGCAAGAAATCCCAGACCGCAAAGCGATTCTTCTCCAGCTTACCCGGTCCGCCTCGTTGCGCCGCCCACGACTGCACGGCTTTGAGCACGGCCTCTTCGGTAAAACTCTCGCAGAGTCCCTGGTAAAGCCCCTGTTTCTCCAAACTGCCCCCAGGCAGCCTTCCCGCCGACTCCCGATACTTCTGCTCAAAGAGCGTGTAGTTTCCTGCATTCCTCAATTGCCCTGTAGGAATTTCACGGTCTTCCCCGTTGTTTTTTTTTTGGTGAATTTCTCTCTGCGCGCTCTGAGGAGGAGCCGGAGGCGACGACGAAGAGCGCGCAGAGAGATGGCCGCCTTTGCCATCTCCCCCGCGACCCCCTCCCAATCCTATTCCTCTCCTAATCCTATCCTCTACCTGCCTTGGTATCCCCCTGGTAGCGCCAGATTCAGTACCAGGGGGATACCCTGGCTCGCGACGGTTGCCCCCTCCCGCTGGCCGTCGAACTCGGTCCGCGCGGCTCAACACCGCCGCCGTGCCCTCCAATTCTGCCCGCACTTCCTCTACCGACTTGCCCAAATACTCAGCCAAACCTTCCACCGGCACGGGCGCACCCAATGGATAATCTCCTCGCCGCACCTGGCTCGCCGGCGGCAACCGACGCTCGATCCGTGGCCAGTAGCCCCACAACTTCCCATCGGTGGTGCGCCAAGTAAACAGCAATCCGGCGCGTTGAAACTCCAGCAAAATCACGCCAACCTGTTCGGCGGATATTGCCGGCATCGTTTTCCCGTAGACCCGGCGAGTAATGTCCGGCACGCGGAATTCAAAGCTTCCATTGGCCAGAGCTAGCGGCAGCAGCATGTAGTAATGCGGCACAAACTCCTGCCGACAGCCCGCCAATTTGTCCGATGCCCACGCTGCATCTCCATCCACCAGTCGGATCGGCATCTCACCCCACCTGCCGCACTTTCCAATGCTGCCACGCATGCTCCACGCGCACCTCAAAATCGCGGATCGGTCCCACTAGACGCAGGAGGAAATGCACCGCAGGATAGCGATCCAGGTGGAAGTTCAACCGCTCGCCGGCTCTTGTATCTTCCGGGGCCGGATCAAACACCTTCGACCAGCTCACCACCCGCGGATGCGCCAGCAACCGCACTTCTGCTGTGGTCGCCCGCCGGTCGGCCTCTTTCACGGCCTCAACGGCGCCCGCAGGCCAGCGCTCGATCCCAAAACGTTCCCAGAAGATGCGCTGCCGCAGATGCTCGCGAATCATGCGCACTTCTTCGAGCTGGAAGCTTTCGCACCAATCGCCCAGACAGGCTTTTTCCGCATCCGCCAGCAAGGCAAAGAGCTCAAACTCTGGCTCGCCCAGGTCTGCCACCACATGCGCATGCACGAGGAGTGGGCAAAAACGTCGCATTTGCCCCTGAAAGCGCGGCGTCCACGCCAAGCCCTGCGCAATGTCATTCAGTGTGGGCACGCCATCATCGAGCGTGACGTGTTTTCCGCTCAGCGTGTACATGCGAACCTTCTGAACGCCGCGAAGATCGCGGCGCCTTCTTGCGTGTCAGTTGGCTGCGCCGCATGGTCCCAGTGTGCTCATTTCTCCACATCTCTTCACATGGTCCCAGACCGCATTGATGTTCTTCTCTGTGCCCGCGCTTTTTCCGGCAGACGTGGTACATCCGCACCAGTCCGCGCCGGCCACCTGACCACAGCCCGCTGAACTTCGTCACCCAGCACTCGGGCTTGGTAAGGGTCAATCCGGCCATCCTATGCAGTCGCGGCATTCTCGGTTTCTACCGCCGGGCCAGCGACTCCGGCATCTTTCGATCTCATTCCGCTCAAGTTCAGCCAGCGGCCCACGAGATTCCGTACCGGCCATTCCGTTTTTTCATCCAGTGTGACCTTAAAAAAGATGCGCGCCCTCGCCGTTTGGTCGCGGTCTTCTTCCTTCTTCACGCGAATGCTTTCCATCAGCAAGCTTTCCTCCCATTCGAGCACTTTGCTTGTGCCGTGCCAAATGGCCAGCGAGGGCGCCACGGAGTTCTGCAAATTCATTTGCATGATCGCCGGATCGGCAAGCGTGCCTTTGCACGCTTGCGCCACTTCCGCCGGCAAGGCCGCCAGTTGCTCCGGTTTGGCCAGCAGCGCCATGAAAGTGCCCGAGGCAATTGTGGCCGCAAACTCCATCGCGCATTCCTGCTTGCCTTTGCGAACGACCATCGTCAACTTGTTCAGATAGACAGCGAGACCTTCGCTCATGGCTTTCCTCGATTGTTTGTGATTCACGAAAGGTTGCTGATGAATTCCCGCGCTTCCGCGCGACCCGCCAGTGTCTCCGCCACCTGCTGCCGCAGGGCATCCACCTGCTCTTGCAGTTTTTGCGCTGTCAAATTGACGGGCGGACCGTCGGAAGCTCCAATGGTCATCGTCGCTGAGAGGCTGCGTCCCTCGAACTCAGCCATCACGCGCACGATCGGCAGCTCGGGATGTTCCACATCCATCGTAATGACATCCACATCCTTGCCCTTGACGCGCACTTTCTCGCGCTTCAGTTCTTTCACGGCGCCCTCCTCTCGCCCAGCAGCTTCATGCCTGCGCCTCAAGCCAAGCCTCGTGAAGTCGCCCGATGATGCTCCCACTCGTCGAACTGCCTTCATCCACGGTCATTCTTACGCGGACCCTCGAGGAATTCGTCGCTACGGACAGCACCACCGAGTCCAAGCTCACACTTCGTGTCGTGGTGATGTTAAAGATATCGGTCCAACTGGCTCCATCATCCGTGCTGTATTGCAGAGCGGCCAAATGGTCCGGCCCATTTGTGCTGAAGGTGGGAACTTCACTCCGAATCTTCAAGGTGAGCGATTTCAACGGCTCAACAATACCCGGAAAATCAAGCAAATCCATGCTGGCCAACGCTGCCGTTCCGGAGCCGGGAGCCGTCAATGTGGCAAAGCTGGTATCATCGCCATCGCGCGCGTTTTCTCGATTCGCCACCGATCCTGTGCTTGCCGTATTCTGCGTCGAACTCCCCGGCCTGAGTGCATAGAGTTTGCCTGCTTGCGCGCCGACGCCGCCGTCATTGTAGCCTTTCGTATCGCCTCCGCCATCCCTGGGAGTCGTAATCGAGCCTACGAAGAAGCGCCCTTCCTTCAAAGCATCTTCCTTGGTGGCAAATGCTTCATAGGTTACCGCTCCGCCAAGCAACGCTGGATCCTTATAGGCAACAAAATAGAGCGTATCGAAGCTCAAAGCAGTAATCGAGCCGGAATTCGGTACGGGCGCGGTTGCGATTCCTCCCACCTCCATCGTAAAGCTGGCCACGCTGATCGTCGTATTGCTGCCTGCATCCGTCGCCGTCAGGGGATTTGACCGCGGACGATAGCTGCGGTTCCCCGCTCCGGAAACAAGCCCATCGCCAGGCGGAGGAAAATTACCCGCCGGCGGCGTCGTGTATACGCCTTCATCCACGCTTGGGTTCCAATAGTAGACGCCCGGGTCTTCTTCCCGTGCATGCACATCCACGCCCAGAATCACGCCACCCCGCTCATCATGCTCCACGGCCATCACCAACTGCTCGACCGCAAAGGTTTTCTCCACCCAGTCATCATGCGTGAACCGAAAGGTATCCCCCGGCAGCAGCTCATAGGCTAGGAATTTGCAGGGCAGCACCAGCCGCTTCGGCCGGCGAATGATTTCCAGCGCCAGCTTGGCGATTTGCTGCGCTTGGCCCGCCTCAGTGACGGCCGCAAAGTCGAGGTCTTTCCAAATCCGAATGCCATCATCCTCCGCTAGCACATCCGGCGGCGCATAGAACGGATAACTCGTGGGCTGCCAGTGCGTGGGATCGAGGAAGGTTCCGCGCACGCCGTTGAAGGTCTCCAACCGGCCCAGCGACATTGTGATTTGCACCGGGCCGCGCAAATCATCATCATCGAGAACAACCATCGGCGGACGCCAAGCCCCCGCCAGCAGCCGCCACTTCCCGTTCGTGTAGCTTGGCCCGCCTCCCATTGCCGTGAACATCTCCTGCACTGCCCGGCCCGGCTCAGCAGCAGTGGTGAAAGCCATGTTCATAGCGTAGCGTGGGCGGGTGCCCCCGGCTTTTTTGTTCACCAGCTCGTCGCAGATGTTCGCTTGGCCGTTATTGAAGGCATCGTCCAGAATGACGGGCAGAGAACGTCCGGCTTGGCCATAGCCGAGGCCAAATCGGGTGTTGCTTAAATAATCGCGGATGCACAGCACCGGGTTCTGCGTCCAGGCCACACTTCCTGTGCGAGGGTCCAGAACTTTACGCCCTTTGATTTTAGCGCGAATACCTTCAATCGAGAAATCGCTGAATTTCTGGTCGTTCTGTTTCAATTTCAGAACGCTGTAGGCGAAGCCGCTTCCTTTGTCCGTTGCGCTGAATCGTGCGGGCAAATCCCCGGTCAGAATTGTGCTGGCGGTCTGCGCATCCGTGCCCAACTTGTGTTCGACGGTGATCAGTCCGGTATATTTACTGATGGGCGTTGTCCCGTTCACGGCCACTTCGTCGCCAAACCAGATTTGGTCAATGGATTCGATCCCATCCGGCCCGCCATAGCACCACACAATTCCCAATTCCAGGAATTCGTTATTCGTTCCCAGCAACTCAATCGCAAACAGCGAACCGCCCACGACCATCTCGCCGTACACAATTTGCCACGCTGCATCGGGCTGATTGATGGTCAGATCCCGCCCGAGCGGCCCCGATGTAGGGGGTTTGGGGGCCAGCAGGCGCGAAATAAACCCCAGCCCCGCTGTCACCCCGATGCCGATGGCAATCGTGGCTACCGTGCCCCAGAAGACGCCCAGAGCGCCGATAATGAAGGGTACAAAGGGCAACTAGACTCTCCAAGCTCTCACAATACGTTCGCTCGGCAGCTCCATGATTCCTTTTTCCCCGCTCGTCACTGGCAAGCCATTCATCCCGATAATCCCTAGCGCTCGAGTCCACCGGATAGCGTTGGCATCCTGCCGGCCTTGCGTCTTTTCCTGCTCGCTCATCTCCTCAGTCACGTCGAGTAGCACCAAATCTCCGCGCTGCGCCGTTTGCAATTCAATCATGGGCCAGCCATAGACCTGCGCCGCATGTTCGGCAATCTCTCCCAGCAAGCTGTCGGGTTGATGTTGCCAGGCCGGCATGGGCAACCCGCGCTTCTGGAAATACCCCACCAACGCCCGCAAAGCCTGCTTTCCGCTGCGATAGGTGCCGCGCAATTCCGCGCCGGGGTCAACATCGGTCATTGCTAAGATGGCATCCGCGCAAAACATTCCGCAATCGTTATAGCCCCAGACTCTTTCCGGCTCGTGCCGCGATTCCAGGAGCCATGCTAGGCGTTCCGGCCAATCCGCACGGCGCTTCATCGGCCGTGGAAAATCCTCTCAAAACCGCGCCCGCGAGGGAGCACGCCTTCGTTGCCGCTCCCCCCAGGACCGCCCCCGGGGGCTTGCACCTGCCGTGAACCCCAGGTCCCTTTCCAATTTTTCAGCGCCGGAATGTATTGGAACAGATCATCATCCGGGAAATCGCTGTGCTGATCTTCCAGTGTCACGAGGCGCCGCACGGGGATTTGCAGCCGTCGCAGCTCGCTTTCAATCGTGAATGTAATGCGCGCCTTGGCTGGGTCTTGCTCCACCTCCGCCGCATCCATCCAGCCGCCAAACCACAGCACGGGATCGTCCACGAGCTGCGTCCCCTCGAGATTCAGCAACCCCAGCCAGACGTTCACCTGCTTCCCGATTTTCAATTCATCCAGACAGTAGCGCAGCAAGGCCGTAGGGAATTGCGAGACATGGATCTTCAAGCCGGTAGCTTCGACGCTCAAGGTTTCTTGCGCGCCTTCCATTTCCACCAGCGCACTGCCGGTAATTCCTCCGGGCGGCAACACTGGCGCCGTCCCCGGCCCATACCAAGTTTGCCCGTTCCATTGGATCGTGCCCATGCCGGACCAGATGTGCAGCGTGACCGTGCGGAATTCGGCTTCGACAAACCACGCCGGCCGCTTCGCCGCCGCGCGTACCTCTGCCCGCGTTCCTGATGCGAGTTCCCTCATTTTAATTTGTCATTCTGAGTGCAGCGAAGAATCTCTCTTGGTCCTCTGCGTCCTCTGCGGTGATGCTTAGGTCAGCGAACCCACGAGCACGATCCGATACTTCACGCTGGTCCCAGCACCCGAATTCCTCACCCGCAACTGGTCCGCCGTGCCGGCCGTGACCACCCAGGCTGTGGCTCCCGGCGCCACCATGAACAGCATTCCATTCGGAGGAATGGACACCACGCCTGAACCACCGGCAAAGGGCGTCGCAAAGATGTTGGCAGCCGCTCCGCCCAGCCACACGTCATTCGTGTTCGCGGAGTCAGCTTCCAGATAGATGGCTTTGATCCGCGCAAAGGTGATGACCGTTCCAAATGCATCCGTTAGAACTCCGGACAGATCGAGGTTTTCATCACCCGAAGCGCCCAGCGTCCGCTCGTCCGACCAGACTACGTCCGCCTGGTCTAGACCGGCCCCATCCGTGAAGCTCCAACTTTTGTTGCGATTGATCGTGTCCAAGCTGGTGGACAAATCGAGGGCGTTTTTGATCCGGCTGTAAATGCTGACCGCAATCAGCAGTGCGTCGAGTGTAACCATTTCATCCCCTCACAGTGCTTCTTCCGCTTCGAAAGTCAGCCCATGAATGTAGCCTTCGTCAATTTCCCAAATGGGTTCGTTTCCGATCAGCCGAAACACACCCTTTGGGCTGGCGACCACAATGGCCGAGCCATCCGCTGGTGATTCCCGAATGCGCGGCCAGATGTCCAGCGTGGACTTGCCTACTCCATCGCTGTTCGCATCCAGCAAAACCATGTGTAACCGGCTGAGGCTGCCCGTTCCCAATTGAAAATAGTCGGCGGCTTTGAAAACCCCGGTCAGGCTTGCGTTCCAGGCCTTCGTCAGTAGCGTTTTCCCGCTTTGATTGGCGCCGTCCACCAATGGGTTGCCGTTCGCCGGGTCGTTAGCCAAGCCCTTGGCGCTTTTTCCTGGCCCTGTAGGCCCTAAAAAAAAAGTTCCCACACCCCACAGCGAAATCAGCGCCGCGATGATGGGATCGGCCTGCGCCCGCGTCATGGCCGGGTAGCGCACGGTCACTCGCCAGCGATTCCCCGGCCACTCAAAAGTTTCCTGGCTCAGCGTGTAGGGCGATACGCTTTTCCCTATCACGGTCATCCCAGCCCATTCCATGTCCTTTGGCGCCGGGCTGGCTGGCAAGCTCACTGGATAACTAATCGTCATTTAATTTCCATTTTCCAATTTCCAGTTTCTGCCTTATGCCGTTCTCAACTGCCGGTCCTGCATCATCCCCGCAAACTGCCGCAGCGCCCAGCGGTCCAGCAGCGCCGCTGTCTTGATGGTCGTGCCCACATCAGCGCCTCGGTTATCAATGTGGTTGTGGATCACCAGTCCGCCCATGCCCAAGCCGTGTCCGGCGACAGGTGTCATCCCATGCGGCAGGATGAGCCCTGGCTCCGCCGGCAGGAACCGTTCCGGACCGGCTTCCCCAACGATGAACGACTGCCCCGGCCAGACCGGGCCGCCATGCTGCCGCGGAATTCCGAAGAATCCGCCCGTGGGCACAAGGAAACCCAGCGCAGCCATCAAGGGACGGATCACCAAGAGATTAAAAATCATCCTTGCAAACTGTTCCACTAAGCTCTGCAGCAATTGCTTAAAGCTTCCCCCACGAATGAGCCAATCACCAAGCGCATCGGCCGAAACCACGGCAAATTCCCTCATGGAAATCGCAAGATCCGAAAGCGGCGTTTGCATCTTTGGCGCTTCAATTCCCAAACCGCGCATGGCTTCGAGCGCGCGTTCGGTATTCTTAGCAAACTCCGCCATCTGCAACGCCGCCTGTTCGATCTGCGTGTCCAGCTCCTCTGCGCCGGCCGGCAATTGAAAGGTGGGCACCACGGCCACATCCAAGAGTTTCTTGCGCATGAATTCGAGCTGCTGGACAGTGATCCCCAGGTCATGAATCAATTGCTGCTGCGCGGGCGATGCCCCCTCGAGCGCCGCTTTATAGACGTTCACGGCCACATCCGACATGCCGAAGGTGGCGATTTGTTCTCGCAGCTTCCCAATGATTCCCTGGATAGCTTCGGCATGCTTCTTCGACGCCGCCGCCGCCTGCTCATCCACGATTTCCAGTCCGCCAAGTTTCGGCGTTCTTCCGTGGCTGGGAAGGGCCACCCCTTGAGTTTCCTGATGGATCAGATCGAGTTGTATCTGGAGCCCGCCAATAAAGTCCTGCAATTCTTGGGCGCGTTTACGGAGAGTTCCTCCGGCAAAGATTTCCAAGACCGGCGACGTCGCGGCGAGCAGGACCATTCCCCGCGCCATCTTGGCCAGCGCAATTTCAAACTCCAGGCCCATCTCACCGAGTTCGATGCTCACATGGCTGAAAGTTCCGCCGAGTGTCCGCCCGAATTCCTGCGCATTTCCTGATGCACTCAGAAGCCCACCGGACATCTTGTTCAGATTCGGGAGGATCTCACTGGCAATGCCGATTCCTACGGCCTCCAACTGCTTTTTTAGAATGTCGAGATCATCGCTGAATTTATCCGCAGCCCGCGCCGTTTCCGAACTGATCACCAATCCCAACCGTTTAGCCTGCTCTGTCATGGCGGCCAGGCCGGTTTTGCCTTCATTCAGTAACGGCACCATGGCCATCCCGGCTCTGCCGAAGAGCTGCATCGCCACGGCTGTTTTGGCAGTTCCATCTTCCATGCCGGCAAATGCGGCAGCCACATCCCCCAACACATCTTCAATCGAGCGGAGCCCGCCGCTGGAATCACGCACGGAAATTCCAAGTGCCTGGAAGGCACGCAACTGCTCCCTGCCTCCAGCCGCGGCCTGGGCCATGTTCTTAGCGAGGCGGGCAAGGTTCAAGGCAAGTGACTGCGTATCGAGGCCCGCAGTCTTTGCGGCTACCGCCAGGTTGGAGAGTGTCTCCACCGTGACTCCGGTCGATTGCGACAGGTCGTGGAACTGCGCCGCCGTATTGATTCCGGCCCGTGTCATCGCAAAGAGGGCCGTGCCGATGGCCGCGCCGGCCGAGACCACCGCCTGGCCCATGATCTTGAAGCTGCGTTCCCATTCTTTGGAAGTGCCGAAGGCCAGTTTCTTGGCATCATTCAGATTTTTGGTGAAGCTCGCCGTACTCAGTCCGAGGCTGACAAAAATCTCACCAAGCTTGATGGCCATTCATCCCTCTTTTCAGCGTACCAATTCCCTAGTCATCGTGTAATTCGGAGAAGCAATCGCGGGGTTGCAATGGGGTCTTGTCCTTCCGCGTGCCAAGCAAACCCATCACCCGGGCAAAGCGCGAGCTCCACCAGCGCCGCTCCTCGTACCAACGCTTCACCAGCTCGCGCACTTCACAAGGCAAGCTCCGCCGCCAGTCCGCCTCCGTCATCCGCAGATCGTACCGGCAGAAGGCCCACAACGCTTCCCAAGTGGTGAAGCCGGGAAAGAGATCTAGGAATCTAAAGGGGGTGGCTCGCCTGCCTTTGCTTCCTCCCCTTCACCCGTGCCAAAGGCGCGCTTCAGGCATTCGCCCAACGCTTCTGAGATGGCCGGCAGATCCGATGGCTGCACATACTCGAAGAGTTTGTCGAGCCGCAAATGCGGGGACCGCTCCACAGCCGCCGCCCACAGTAAAGTGATCGTCTCCGTCAGACTGCCGGGAATATCCGCCTTGAAGATGCCCTTGCCCGTCTTTTCCTCAAACAGGCGGATCGCGGGCGCCGTGAGTGCCAAGTTGTATTTTTTGGTGCCCAGCCGGAATACGACCGCGTTGATGCGCTCGTCCATGGTTTTTTCCTTGTTCTAGCTCGATGGATTAGGAAGCTGCTTCTGTGACTGGTCCAGTAACCTTGATGGTGACGCTCAGCATCAAAATGTCGTCCCGCCCGCGGGACTCATTGAAACTGGAAACGAAGCCACTGCCCGCTTTGGTTCGAGGCGTGGGGTCGGTGAGCGTAATTTTCCAGGCGCGAATGGTCCTGGCACGGGCATCAGCGATCAATGCAATATGGACCGTATCGTCAGGGTCATATTCTATTTCGAGGCTGATTTCGCCATTGTCGGTTGTGATGGGCTGGAAGGTGTCTTCTCCTCCTGCGGTTTCCATGTGTGTCGTCCGCTGGGAAGCGATGGATGGATTTGGTCCATTGATGTTGACGCACTGCACCACCTGGGCCAGCGCCGTGCCGTTATGCCATTCAAACTTCGTGCCGAATCCCTTGTATACCGTCATTGCAAATCCTCCTGTTCGATTAGATTCCTACCTGCGAACTCTTCTCTTTGCTCTGCGTCCCCTGCGGTGAATCTTTGCCGTCTAAACTCCCGGCTTGATGAACCTCCGCAATTTCGCCGTCATTGCCTCGATCACGCGCGGTGCCACTTCTTCCATCGCCGGACGCATCCATTCCCGTCGCAATTTCGGTGCCTCCTTCCCTGATTTCAGAGTGATCGTGATGCCGCGGCGATGCTGCTTACGGCGTCCTTTTCCCCGGCCGATATGCGTGAACCCCAGCTCCCAGAAACGTCCGTAGAACGCATCGCTCTTTAGAAATGTGAATATCTTTACTGTCGCGCCCTTGACTCCACGCCCCTTGATGCGCAGGGACGTGCGAATGTTCGCCAGGAGTTTGCCGGTGCGCCGCTGGAATTTGGCTCGCGCCGCAGCGACAATCGCTCCCTTCAAGAGTTTGTTTCCCGCGCGGACCGCCTCGACGGCACCCTTCTTCGCCAGCTTCTCATCCAGGCGGTTCATGGCCCGCTCGAGCTCGGCGAGGCCCTCCACCTTGACGGTGATCCCGTCGGGCATGGCTTCAGCTCATCCCAAACTGCAACCAGATTGGTTCGCACACGTCCAGGATGTCCGAGCGCACCAGAAGAAGAACGGTCGTCCAACTGCGCTGCGGATACTTCTCAAAACACAGACAAATCCCGCGTTGCGGATCGAACACACGAATCGTCCGCCCGGTATCAACGCGCCACGGATTCACAAGTTTGGCACTCGGCTCCATCATGTGTTGTCGCCAATCTCTTCGCAGGCCAGTTGCACTTCGCGCCGGCGATTGTCGGGGTCCAGCACTTCACGGATCATCAGCATGCGCACCAGCGCCTGGCCATCCTTCTGCCCGTAGGTCCAGACGATCCGGTAGCCTTCACTCAGATTGCTCAGGCCAGCGAGCTGATCATATTCCGCCCGCCAACGGCCCACGACCTGATAACTCCGATGGCTTTCGCCTTCGGAAATCGTGCGGATATCGAAGTAGTCGGAGAAATACGGTTGCCATGCCGCGCCGTCGTACTGTTCCACGTCCACCTTGAACCGCAGCTTCCCCGCCTGCATCAGCTCGGCCGCTCCGCCCACTCATGCAGAGCATATTGAATGTGTTTACCATCCACCAAAAATTCAACCTTGATGCGTGGGATTTCCTGGCATTGATCCACAATTTCTACTTTGAATTGCCCAGGCAGTTGGGTGCCATCTTCGGTAGCCAGAATTGGCCCATTATGTACGCCGCCATGCATGATTTTGAGTATCATTTTCAGTCTCCTGGTTCTGCGTCCTCTGCGGCAAATTTTCTTGTCTTTGACAAAGTAGCTCATGATCCGGCAAACACCCCGCGCAGAAGATCCCTCCACAGCCGATGCGGCATTCCTGCATGTCCAAGGGTTGCGCGCTCGTCCTTCCGCATTCGGTGCACTGGTAGACCCGCGCACCCGGAACTACGCAGCCCATCGAAGCGTTCATGCCTTTACCCATTTCCATTTTCTCTTTTCCGTTTTCCAACGAACTGCAGGAAGGAGGGGCGGAAGCCTCCCAACTCCCGCCCCCTGTGGCGGTGGGGCCGCCAGGCAGGACTCTTAAATCTGGTTCTCCACCGGCACGTCCGGCCACTGCTTTTCGGGGTCCACGTCGGATGTCTCGAGTTGCTTTTTGAAGACCGGCTCCCCCACCATGCGCTCGATCGCCAGCACCATCACTTCAATTTCGAGAGCCAGCTTGTTGGCCCCTGTGGCTCGGGTGTATTCCGCAGCTTGCCGCGCGGCCGCAATCACGGCCAGCAAATAGGCAAAGGCTGCCGGCTTGCCAATGTGTCCTTGAAACGCCAAGAGAGCTTGGTCCAATGCTCCAAAGATCGCATCATCCACTTTGTTTCTCGTGCGCTCGACGATAATCCGAAACGTAGTCAGCGCAGCCGTCAGAATTAAATAGAACATGGCATTCCCTCCGATGAGTCTGGTTGCTTGGCCGCCGGCGCGGCGGGATCAGTTCACTTTCGCCTGGGTAGCTTCCAGTTCGCGAATCTTGGCGCGCAGCTCCGCCTCACGCTGCGCTCGCACAGCAGCCTCTTCCGGCGGACTGCACGGACCATCCTCCATGTAAGGCTTCTGTCCGGGCACGGCGGAACCGGCCGAGCAATAGCCATTCAGCATTTGCTTGGCGGCTTCATGGATGTCGATGCCCACGTTGATCGCTTGGCAAAGGCGCATCGCCGGGCGCTGTTTGCATTCGGGATGGTTGTTCTGCGATTGGACGAGAAATGCTCCCCCGCCCCGGATGGCGTCCCGCGCGTACTGCTCGAAGGTATACACGCGCCTATCGGGGCCAGTGGCGCGCCGCAGACAGCCCGTAAGCAAAAGCGGCATCAAGATGGCCGCGATCACGATGGCAGCGCCGTTGCCCCCGGGAATCTTCAGCCAGGGCAATTTCTTCTGCAGGTAGTCCATCAGCACGTCGCTCGAAAGGCCGAAGAGCAGCGCGACTAGCGGATGATAAGGAATCTGGAAATCCACCTGGAATCCCAGCTTGGAGATCCAGCTCGAAAGCAGATCCGCCGGCGTGATGGTCCAGCCCCAGAAAAGCGCCGACGAGACAATGCCCCGAAAGAGCAGGAGATCCCATTCTCTGGAAAAGAATTGCCGGCGCGTAAGGATTGGGCTGTTCGTATTGCGCACAGCCGCTGCCGCGCCTTTCAGCATGTAGGCGATTTGTCCCAGGCCAAAAAAGATCCACATCACCACAGTGCTTTGCTCATGCATTGCTCACCCCTCAAGAATGGCGTTTTGGTTAACGGAACTTGCAGCCCGAGCCGGTGCGAATCATGCCGCCGGGGCAGAAGATATTGGAGTTGGCTTTCGCCGCCGCCGTGTGACCGGCGGTGAGAAGCGCCGGATGGGTGAGCCACAGATAGCTGAAAAATCTTCGTTCACCAGGACTATTCTCCAGCCGTGCCGCTTCGCGCAAAGACCAATCTTTGGTGAACTTCACCCAATAGACCTGTGCCATCCATCCGCCAATTCCCACGCCCACCATGCGGGCATTCGACGGGCGAGGACCTAACGGGAAGCTTCGTTCGCGGCAGCTCGGGCAGGTATCCCGCAATCGTGCAGTAGTGTAATAATCCGCAGACATTGCCGCCGCCTGAATGCCCATCGCCAGCATGAG